ATTTGGAAAAAGCACTCGAAGAGTTGAATGACTTGATGAAACAAGTCAACGGACTCGGAGAGACAAAAATTGATGACGAAGTAACGAAGAACGAAATGGCATATATGGATGATAAGCCTGATGATGATATAGAAATGGCAGAGGGAGAAGAAGAAGATGAAGATTCTAAACTTGCTGCTCTTGACATAGATTTGGTACATAGTGAAGCAGGAGAAGAAGTAGTAACTGGTGGAAACCCAGTAGCAACACCTGCTCCTCTTAAAGTATCTAAAGGATTAGAAAATGTTGATTTCTCTACTCTTGATTTAAGTGTTGAGAATGTCGAGAAGGCATATGCTAAATTCAAGTCAGAAAGAATGGAAGCAATGGCTTACGATTCTCTAAGTAAAGAGTTCGAGTCAAGGTTTACTAACGAACTAACTGTAAAAAAGTCTATGGCAGAAAGAGCAGAATATGATGCTCGTGATGATGTAGCGGCTCTGAAAACAGAATTTGCTGAACTACGCAAATCTCTAACAGAAAGAAACAGCGAGATTAGGAAAGCACAAGAAGTGTCTATGACATTACCTGCGGGCTTCCCAACAAGTATGGAAGCGGCGGCTGATATGTCTTGGGACGACTTACACGCATTAACAAGAGGTGAATAATTATGTCAGGATACATTAAAACAATGAAAGATTTAGAAGCGGCAACATACGGATACGGCGGAAACTCAGGTAACGCTCTACTCAAAGCGGGTGGAGTTGTTGGTGGTTTCGGTACTCCGCACGATGGAGCATCTAATCCCTTTACTGCTGCGGCAGGTCTAGGCGACTTATACAACGTTCTTTACGGACAGAAAGTATGGTCAATGTTAAACCAAGAAGTTAATCCTCTTTCTATGATTGCTAAGAGGCCATACACATCTTCAGGTTGGAGAGTACTAAAGAGCCGACCTATTGGTGGTTCAGGTTCTGCTTTCGCACTTGGTTCAAACGCTGTAAGCGCAAATATTTCATCTGCAAACGCAGCAACACCAAGAGCAGATACAATTGGTGGAGTCGGAGAAAACGCTGTAATTGGTTCAGGTAGTTTCGTTGCTTTAGCACCGGAATACACTAAACTATATGTTAGCCCTAAGACAGTAGCGCATCTGTTTGAGTTCTCAGAACTTGGAATGGAACTTGCTGCTATTGATGATGGTGTCGGAGATATTCGCGCTATCGTTAGAGAAGATATGGGTAAGTTACACGCTGAAGTACAAAGCAAGATGTTAGTTATGCCTCTTGAGGCATATGCACAAACAGCAACAGGTGACATAGATAAAAATTATACTTCATTACTGAAGATAGTTTCTTCTGCTGCGGAAATAGCACAAATGGCACTGGATGACGTGTTTGATTTCAATCAGACTTCAAACGGAACAGTAGCACAACTTGCTGATGCTAGTTTGATATATGGCTCTGATAGAACTATTACTCGTGGTGGTAGTGCAGGTAGTCACACATACGTTGGTACTGATTCTTTCTTAGATGCAGAAGTTGACTTTGGTACTTCCTATGCAACTGGTCATTGTAGAGTTTTAACACTAAGTATTATGAATGATATGATTCGTAAAATCCGCCAAAACGGTGGAAATCCTAAAGTTATCATTACTGGATACGATACCATACAGCAACTCTCTGACTTGTTACAAGCACAAGAGAGATTCATGGATAGGAAAGAAATTGTTCCTACTCATAATGGTGTTCGTGGTGTTAAAGGTACAGAAGTTGGTTTCCGAGTGGCAACCTACTACGATATACCAATTATCCCTGCTAAAGATATGCCTTCAACTGGTAAACTAACAACAAACAGGATTAGCGATATATTGATTCTTGATACAGACCATCTTTGGTTGTCTGTTATGAAACCTACACAATACTTCGAAGATGGTATCACTAGTGGAAATCCATTCGGTGTTGGTAAACTTGGTAATCAAGGAATGTACCGCACTATGGGTGAAACATGTTGTTCTTTCTTCAAGGGACAAGGTAAGATTACCAACCTTAAGAGTGCTTAATTAAGATAATTTAAGTGAAACGTAAAGTAGTACCCTCTACTCCGAAACATCGGGGTAGGGGATACTACCCTTTAAAATACGGAGGAATAATTATGGCAATGATTAGATTAATGCGACATAGAGCGCAGGGCGCAATAGAAATACGAGGATTAGAAGGAGTAATACATAAAATCAATTCTGAACCAGTAGAAGTATGTGTTAGAACAGCATCATTATACTTGGGTGACGAAAACATGATTGTTGACTTTACTAGTTCTGATAAGAAAGAGATTTCTGAATTGCCCGAAAATAGATTAAAACTCATAAGAAAACATTTCAATGTGGAAGAAGGTGGAGATGTATTAAACGTCCTTTATCCTAAAAAGAAATCAGTTTCTAAAAAGAAAGTAGCAGAAATAGTTGAAACAGTTGTTGAAACTATTACTCCTATTAAAACCGAGGTGAAAGCAACACCTACCAAGAAAACTACTAAGAAAACTAACACTAAGAAGGATGTGAATTGATGGTCGGCGGAGTAGCAGGTAGCCCAGTTAAAACATCCAGTGCAGTATTAAATGATGGCCGATGTAAACTAAATAGTATTCATTTTTGCTCTACTGGAACTGCAACATTAAAAATATACGACCATAATAGCACTACTGTTGGTTCAGCAGACGAGATTGCTAGATTAATTTTAACTGCTAATAATACTATTGAATTTGATATGCATGGTAGAACAATGGGTACAGGGGTAACTGCAATTCTAAGTGGGACTGGCGGAACATACGCTTGCACTTGGAGTTGATTATCTATGCCTAGTATTGATACAGATACAAGATTAATAATGACTATATTATTCGTTGGCGCAATGAGTGGTGTTAACATATACTTTTACCAAATGGTAGGAGTTAACTTTCCATATGGAGGATTCTCTCACGCCGTACTCTTTGGCATTTCAACCGTGGGTGCGATAATGATAATGAAAGCAATATTTGATTTATTCTTAAACGATATTATAGAAGAGTTTTTGCTAAAGCGAAACATAGACGGATACTGGAATAGGAAGGCTAGAGAAGAAGAAAACCGTAAGAGGGTTAGAGATTCACTACGTCAGTTTAACCAAACATTCCAACAACAAAACTATGGAGAAGTACAGACTCCATTTATGCAAACAGTCACACCTAGCGATAATGCATTAAGCCCAACTTTCTTAACCCAATTTAATGAATGAGGTTGAAATATGGTTTCAGAAATACTAATGGGGTTCGATGAATCCACATTAGCCTATGATTTACAGCGAGCGCATTCTGCTGATATATGGTTTTTAAGAGCAAGATTTTGGCTATGGGGAATGATAGCATGTGTATGCAGTTTTTCAATAGGACACCTATTACCAATATTTGGAATTAATGTATTTCAATGGATGATAGATGGGGTGTTTAGTTTGTGGCATCATCTATGGAGTTGAGTTATGTCAGTAATGGCAGGTTTCGCTATTTTACTTGTTGAAGGAATTAATAAAGTATATCAAAGACTTCATTCAATTCCCTTCGGAGTATATGGTGCAAGTAAAGCAGGTAAAACTACATTACATCACCAACTAAGAACTAGGGGTGAAGTTCCTTCTATTACAGATAGAACCGTAGGATTACATAGAGCATCTAGAAAATTTGTAAAATTAGATGGTGATGCACATACTGTCAAAACTGCTGATGTTGGTGGGGAAACGGTATTTTGGACTGAATGGGTTGAAGATATGCGTACTCGACATGTTAAATATATTATATTTATGATAGATGATAGGCATATGGATAAGCATTATGATATAGAACAACAATTGTGTTGGACATTTTTAGTAGATACTATTTGTGCGCCATACTATATGGTAAAGGGTAAAAAGAAAAAGAAAAAAATGCATGACTATCCTATTGCAGTAGGAATTTGGGCTAATAAATATGACTTGTGGAAAGATAAATATGACTATGATGGGAAGATAGAAAAACACCCTATCTTTGAATCATTTAGAAATGGAATGCAGAAGTTAAATGATAAAGGCATACCTTGTCATAAGTACATTGTTAGTGCTAAATCGGATTCAGAAATGGTTTACCGAGGAATCCTAACAATGATAAAGGACTACTAAGGGAGAGAGATAGATGTCTATACAATTCCAACCACCAAGTTTGATTGGCGCACAGTCAGCACATACAGGTAGTAATCCTTTTTTGGATAGGTTTTCTGCTGCTAGAGCAGCCGGAGCAATAATGCTATACGATTTTAAAAGTGTAAAACCAAAGAAACGTTTGAAAGAAATAATTAAGGTATTAATGCCTGAGAAAAAAAGATTTCTTAAGTTCCCGTATAAGTTTAAATATAATCTTAAAGACAGATGTGTAGTATGTGGTTCTCAAAAAATTTGGGAAGCAGGAGATAGTATGCGTCCACCATTACCACTACATAAAGTTAGAAAAGGATACCCAATGAGAGGCACATATTGTGAAAAACACTCACAAATACATAGACAATACGAAATGTTAGAACAACAAATATTAGCAGACGAACATGGGCTTTCTTTTAGTGCATATATACCTTCAGTTAAAAATCTAAACCCACTATCGAGTGGGCCATTATTAGGCTTAAAGCAGATTGATATTCAATCTTTATCTTCTTTAGGTTGGTCTATACATCCACCTTCTAGTAATTCAGAATCTAAAGAAGAAGAGTTGTTTAGGTTAATAATAGAAAACAATGGTATTAATGAAAGAATCAAAACACTATTAACTGAAGGGGCTAAGGTAGTATCAGGCTCGGAGCAAGAGGAGGTAGAGTAATGGGATTATTTGGAACTAGTAATGGCGCGTTAGCCACACAAATGGGAGCACAACAACAAACTCAGTTTAAGGCAATGAATAACCTTCTAACTCTACAAGAAAATCATGTAGAAGATTTCTTTCAGTATCATGGAGTAGCGTTTTTAGGAGCATTAGAAAAACTAGTTGAAGATACAGTAGCAAGAACTGTAAGTCAAATGTTAGTTAAATTAGAATTTAGTCAGAGTTCCGGTGGAAACCTAACTATTACTCCCGATGCTCTTAGTGATTTTACTTCTATAACACAAGAAAATATAGATTTAGATATACAACAATTGTTGGCAACTGCTGTTAATAGTGAAGTTGTTATGCAAAGAAGAATGGCTAAACAACAATACTTAGAAGCACAAGGATTTAGTTCTCCGCAACAAACACAAACTCAACAACCACAAATGGGACAACAGCAAATGGGTATGCAACAAGGAATGAATCCTCAAGGGTTGAATCCTAATCAAATACAGGGCGGTAACATGAGTACTAATTTTAATAATACTATGAACCAACAACAGATGGCTATGAACAATGGTAGTGGCTATCCTATACCTCCTAGTGGTTATGATAACATGAACAATCCTTATTGGATTGACCCACAAACAGGACAACCAACTTATACACCACCTCAGAGTGGTCTAGGTCTAGCGCAAGGATTGGGTAAAGCAGTTGCATGGGCTAAATGGCTTGCTTAAGGTGGTTTGATGAATGCCGGATATAAAAGTAAACGATAAAGTAGTAAATAGGTTAAAAACAGGTTTTGTTTTAACTTCTACGGATAAGGGTAAGAGTTGGGAAGAACTATTAGATAACCAACCTTTATTCAGAAACCTAGCAGCATATGTATTCAACGGTGTGTCTGATACTGCTAATATGCAAAAGGTAAGAAGAGTTACTAGAAATCTAATTACGTTAGACGATTCAGACTACAAGGATACAGATTATTATTTTGATGAAGAAGAATACGATTCATATTTACTAGCCTTTATTTCTAAATTAGAAAAGGCCACGTTGTATGACTTAGTTTATGATTTACAAGCCAAAGGGTACATTACTCCTGACGGTAAGAATCGAGCATTTTCAGAAGGTCTAAGAAATAAGATGAAGGATAACGGTACACGTCTTATTGATTTAGGTAATGATTTGAAAGTAAGTAAACTTCTAGGTTCAAGATATGGTAAAGGTTTAGACGATACTGACAGAAAAACAAAACCGGCTCAAGAAAACGCAAAAGACAAATACATTTCTCGAAACAGTAGAATTATAGGAGCGTTTGATAGAAACGAACCTATATTATATCCATCTACATTAGAAGAAAATTTACAAACAACTGGAAGTAATATTACTATTGATACTGAAAAATATTTTAAAACTATATTCAAGGCTGAGGGATATGGTGTATTAGGTAAAGATTCTTTTCAATTTAATTCTGTAACTGGTACAGATTTATCAGCAAAAGAATCAGCAAAAGAAAAGAAAACTCAGGAACAAAAAGAGTTTGAAGAAACACAAGCGTATGAAGCAGAAATGAATAGAGAAGTTGCTGAAGGTATGGAAGAAGAAGAGGATGATGATTCAGGTATCACCCAAAAGATGTTAAGAAAAGCCGAAACAAAGGGGTCAAATAAACTTGTGAGTTTAAAGATTCTAGGTAATGGTGGTTATGAATTAGTTGAGTTTGGTAGTAAAAAGGCATTCAATACAGATGATAGAGATGATAATTTAGAAGAGTTATGGAAAGCATTACAGGATATATCGCTTCCAAATAAAAAGGAACTTATTGAAATTGTTAGTTCTCAAAAGAAATCAGGATTAAAAGATGCTATACTAGGAGCATTAACTCCACAATCAAATAAAATAAAAGTAGGGCAAGTTAGTATTAATCTGAAATTAAAAGAATGGAAAGATGAAGAAGCATTTATTGTGTGGGCTACTAAAGGTGGCGGAAAAGACGAGGATAAGAAACTTACATCTTCTGTTAATAAAATGACAAAAAAAATACTTTTACTACAACCACTGTTTAATGATTTGGAATCTAACTGGGGTAGTTATGTATATGATAAAAACGAAGCACCTTTTGATAAGTTTATACAATTGTTGTCTGAGAAAAGAAGAAAGGAATTAATCGCCTTTTTCTCTATGTTATTAGTTAATATAAAACAAGATAATCTTAACCTACAAGAAGATAATGAAGTAGACGAAATACAATATGAAAATCTTGATTTTATAAATCCTAATACTGGAAAAACAGAACAAAAAATTACTCCTAAAAAAGATAAAGACGGTAAACAAGTCATTGAAACTAAACCATACTATCCTGCATTTGGGAATCATACTACTTTTATCTCAAAGATACAAGCAATACTAAAGAACATCAACAGTGCAGATTACAGAGAGTCAGTTAATATTATTCCACTACTAGCAGAAGCAGATGACACTGACGGTTTAATGGAGGCAATAAAAGAACAGTTAGAAGTAAGTCAAGATTGGGAAAGAGCAGGAGATGTTGAGTTCAAAGTGTCTGATACTGAGGGAATACCAATCTTAACATTTAATAGAAACATAAAAATCACTACTGAAATTGATACTAACCTTGGCCGTAAAATTAGCAGGGGTAAAGACAGATTCAAAACAGGAAGATTTTCTGAGTCAGGTGTAGGAGCGTCTGAGCAACAAACTAAAGATAGAGTTACTAATACAGATTCAAAAGATGCCGAAGAATTAACATTAGTGTTTAATGAATATGAAGGATTAAAAGAAATGATAGACAGGTGATTAAGTGGGTAAAGTAAGTTCTCCAAGTGATTTTACAAATATTGATGTTAACTATAATATCGGTTTTGGGTATTATACTACTCATACTGATGTTTCCAATCTACTACAAATTAGTCCATTTAGTGATAGTACTACCCCTACAAGAGCAGAAGTAGGTAAACTAATTAAAAGAGTAGAAGAGAAAATAGATGATGGGATTAAACAATCATACAGACCAATATTACATCACGAAGAATTTTATTCATTTGATACTGCGTTCGGACAAGGTTCATATCCTGTAAGGAAATACAAAGATTATGTTGGATTTATACAACTGTCTCAACCTAAGATTCAAAAACTAGTTAGGTTAGAAATATACCAAGGTAATGGTTGGAAAGATTTAGCCTCTGCTACTGCAAGTATAACATTACCAACTACTGTAACAAGTAGTGCTTGGAAAATATCTTTAACAGCAGGAGGATACACATTTGAGTTAGATGAAGCAACAGATTTCTTTGATAATTTTGGCCCAAAAACAACTGCTAGTCAAATAGTAGATGCTATCAATGAAGTGTTTCCACATAAGACTGCTAAGTTTACAGGTGAAACTGCTGCTAAAGTTGTTACTGCTAATGGTAATTCTAACATACATATTTCAGATTTCTTTTATGCAACTACCGATTCAGAAAAGGGAGGTACAGTTATAATATCTTCACTATTGTTGGGTGATGATGGTTCTA